TTGTCTTTGTTCAGGAGTATAATTACCCATCAATTTATTCAAAAATTCTTGAGGATTATTATTACTTCTTTTTAGCTCCTCGAACTGTTGAAACGCTTGAGGATTTTTCATCTTTAACTGGTTTATCATCATATTCATTATTCCATTCATTTACATTATTCCTTTCATTTTCAAGCCGATTAATTCTTTCTTTTAACATCTCAATTTGTATATCTTTTTCATCTTTTGAAATAATTTCAGTTAATTCATAAGTTTTAATTTCATTATTTATATTCTTCACCCAAACAATACTCATATCTTTGCTAAAAAAAGGCGTTTCACCAACAATCATTTCCTTTTGAACATCATCCATAGAGTTTGCATATCTAATAACATCACGACTTGTTGGTGCTAATTGAAAATTTTGTGTCAAATTGGTAGGTGTTGGCTGTTGTACAGGTTGTTGTAACCTTTGTTTCATTTGTTCAAGTTCTGCCATCTGAGCATTAATTCTATCAATACTCATTTGCGGATTATATATATTTGCATAAGAATTGTTATACATTTTTTTCATCTCCTAAAAAAAGGAGAAAATAGTCTTAATTTTACAAATTGTGTTTTAAACAATTCATTAAGTATTATTTCCTCCTTGATTTACATTTTAAACCAAATAAAAAAATATAGTCAGTACGACTATATCAAATATTTAATCTACCAATTAAATAATAATAGCATTTATCTAAACATTCTTTTACTCTTGGATTAGTTATATCAAATTCATCACATATTTGTTCATAACTATATCCATCAATAAATCTTCTCTTATAAATTAAAAATGTTTTAGCATCTACTTTCGATTTAAGAATTTTTTCCGCCTTTAAATAATCATCAGTAATAGCATTATATTTTAAATAATCAATTAAAGGCTGATGTACACTTTCCTCATTTTTTGGTTTCCATAAAGTCAAATCTTTAAAACTTGAATTTTCTTCAATTTCTGGTTCTTTATCATCTATATCAGCATTGCCACTTAATAAAAATTTTGTATATATTGTGAAAATAATAGCAACATAAATGTTTATATATAATGATAAAAATATTGTGCTAAAAAAAAACAATTGCATTAAGAAACACTTTAAAGGTGAACTATAATGTTTAGCCTTCCCCATTAATAAAGATATTGACCATGTAATTATAATTAATATTGTATTTTTAATTGATTTGTCTATCAATAATCCTAAAAGAAAAACCCAAGAAATATTAATAACAACATTGGCAATCATAATTATAATATTGTCAGGTTTGTCAAATAATATTTTCTTGAGTTTATTCTTTTTCATAGACTATTCTCCTTCGTCAGTATCACATAGTCCCCACCAAGTGTTGAACATAATCTCTACCTCCTTATCATATAAATTCCATAAATTAACCATATATGAATTAAAATAAATGTAATTATTGTAAGTATACTACTAATTCCTCTAATTGTCACACTTTTTAACATTTTATTATTTTCATGTCTATTCCAAAATTTATTATAAAATTCATCTATTTTAGTTAATTTGTGTCGTATTAAGTAAGTCAAGATGATTATTCCAATATTTGATATTAAAATACTAACTATGCTAATCTTAAATATCAATACTGTTAATACACTCACTATTCCTAATAATAAAATAGAAATAATAAATGTTATTATATCAGTTATTCTCGCTTTATCTTTATAAATTAATTTCAATAAAATATATGTTAATATTGTATAAGTTAATTCAAAATTTATACTAAATTTTATCTGTATACAATACCTTAATATAAAATGTTCAATAATCATTGATAACATAAATAATATTCGTCTTTTTTTAATGCTTTTTGTAAATATTAAAAATAAAGCAAAATATAATGGTTGTAAAAATAATCCTATTGTGTCACCAATTAATAATATATTTTTATCAATCATTGTAACCCCCTCCCTAAATTGATTATAACATATTAATTAAAAATTGCAAAATTTAAAAAAATAACTTGTTATCCTGTTATTCTTTCACAATAATTTTTTGAATGATTTTTCATACAATTATTCATTGCTTCTTTTCTATTATTATTTAATAATAAAATTATTCCTTCAATAAATATAATAATCAATAATATTGCAACTTTATTTAATATTTTTTTCGTTTTTTCTTCTTTTCTTTTTCTATTTCTAGTGTTAATACAACTCTTATGTATTATTTCCATCATCTCCTTGCTTTCTCTTTGTTCCAATTCTCTTTTAAATATTTCTCTCATTTGTATTCCTCCTTTAATTTAATACAATTATACTATAATTTTAATATAATGTAAATATTTTTTTTGTATTTTTTACAATTTTTTTAAAAAAAATAAAAAAGACATTTATTTATGTCTTTAACTTATTTCCATTTTCCAATTGCAATATATGAGAATGACAATCCATTTATCGATGAAGAACTTAAATTGTGTAAATTTATTTTAAATAAACTTTGTATAGTTTCTTGAAACATTTTGCCAATTTGTAACTGTTCAAACCATTTCAAGATTTATTATATAACTTGTCGTAGCAAATTCAAAGATAATTTTTGTAGAATTATAATCCCCTGTTGTTAAACTTATACCTGATTTAACACATGTTCTTTTTCCAAAATTTACTTTTAATTTTATTTCATTCATTTAAACCACCTCTTTTAATCTGTTGTTTTGGTATATTCAATTATTACAATATATTTAAAACCAAAAGTAGTATAAGTCCACCCATTAACAAAACATTGCAAATAATCAGTTTGCCCTAAATATGAAAATGTGCAATGATATGATGTACTTTCATAAGCATCTGTTGAAAGAACTCTTCTATCACTACTTGTATTTTTTATTGTTCCAGATAAATTTATAATATTATCTACATTATTTAAATTGCATTTTTGTAAATTTACCCACTCATTTGTTGTATCTGTGATATTTCCAGTAAATACCTTTCTATAAATTGGTTTCCCATCAATCCACTTATAACCTGTAAAGAATTCACTTGATGAAAATTTAAAAATATCTTTTCCTTCAATTTGAAATAAGCCACCAACACTGACATCATATTTACCCATAATACCAACACCATTTTTGTGAAGTGCAATGTTAGGTACACCAGAATTTAAATTTGCTGTAAATATTACACTTGATAATTCATCACTAACAACTACCTCAATATTATATGAATTGCCAATATCAAATCCTGTGTTTGTGTCACCTTGTATATTGCCATTAAATGAATAATTACCATTACTATCAACTGTCAATGTTATATTAGTGTAGTTTGACCAAGTCTGACTATCAGTTGCCTTATATCTATATTTTGCACTTTGAATTGAATTTACAACTTGTCCAAAGTCAACAAGGTCAATTTTCCCATAAATTGACAAACTAGTAGTTTCTGATACACCATTTTGTCTTGATACATTTATACTATTTTTTATTAAATCATTATATTCAATAACTTCATTTGCTATTTTAGTGACAACAGTCGAATTTGTTCTGCTGTCTATTGCATACACATTAAATACGCCACTTTTTACACCATTTATTGTGCCCTCAACAGTTTCACTACTACTATAATTAATATTAGTTTGTGAGTTTCCACATACAAAACTATATTTACTCATAGTTGCATATTTTTGCGCAGTAGCCTTATTTAAAGCTGTAATTATAGCCTTAACATTTGAATATCTATTAATAATATTTTGATTATTTCCTGTTAATGCAAGAGTAGTTGCATTAACATCTTCAAAAGTAAAATCACTAAAAGTAGGTTTGCAATTATCAGTATTTGTACGATATTCAGCACCATTTACAGTTGTGTCTCTGCTTAAAGAACTAACAACAAGTCTTACTTTATAATTACCAACATTGCTGTTTGGAATACTAGCATATTGACTATCTATTTCTTGTACTGTACTTGCAATAGAAGTAGTACCATTTATATTTCTTGTAGCAGTACATATTGTGCTATTATCATTTCCTAAGAAATATATTTCAATTTGCCTATTTAATGGATTATATAAATTAATATTTATATTATTTCCAATTATAAAATCGTTTGATGAGACAACATATGGATAACTATAAGTCGATTGCGTGTATATTCCACTATCACTTGTTAATTGACTATCAGTTCTTCTAACTCTTAATTTAAAATTATATGAAGTACCAGCACTTAAACCAGTAATTACATTGCTAATATCAAGATTATTCCAACTAGCACCTCCATTTGTAGAATACCAAGCCCAGTCGCACACAGCGTCTGCACTCCAGTTAAATTGGACACTTGTCTCATCCCTTTGTGACACACTAAATGATGTAATATTTGCATATCTTGGAATAGTAGGTAATGTAATTGTTTGACTGATATTTCCTTTAGGATACCAATTACTTAATAATCCATCAAAACTAAATGATATATTAATTGATTTTGTACCATCAACATTATGATATATTCTTTTTGAATGACTTATTATTGCCTTATAACCATCACTTCCTAAATTATATGCACCATTGTACCCAGCACTCGAACCATCTATTGTTAAATTTGATGATGATTGTGAATTATATGGATGATATGATGATTTATTTCTTTTTACATAACCTGTAGCTGAAACATCACTATAATTTCCATCAATCGATTGTGTTATTGAATATTCAACCTTTAAATTAAATCCACCATTAGGTATTCCTATACTTCCTTCAAAACTTGCCATATATCAACCTCCTAAATTCTAGTAAACCATGTTTGCCCACTTACATCTTTTATAAGTACATTACAAATTTGAGCTTCATCTTCAACTATTAACTCTTTAGTGCTTAAACCCTTGTCAGTAAAATAAGCAACTGTATAATCATTTAAAGTTGTAATTTTTATTCCATTTGCATTAGCCTTAAAAATTGTTTCCATATTTGTCGAAGTTATTGTAATACCTTTAGAAATATTAACAGTATCAGTCGTTGTCTCATTATAATTTTGTGAATATGCTAATTTAACATTTCCTTTATTACACATTAAATCATATATAATGCAAGAGTCATCAATATCAGTTTCAAATTCTATTTTAATTTTTTTTGCCGATACATCCAAAGGTTGTGTTATATATTCATTAGTTTGTAGATTTTTCTTGCCAGTATAAAATAGATTAACGCTCATACTGTCTAAATCATACTCAATATCATTTATTTTAACTTTAACATCTGCAAATTCATTTAATTTTTGATAATAAAAACTTATAGAATATGCTCCGTTTGGTACATCTTGTTCCTGTGAAAATGTTCCATCTTTTAATAAAATTGCATTATTATTTACAGCATTATCATTTGAAATTCGTTCAGCATTTCCATTCCAAAATTCGTAGCCATTTTTATCTTCAAACCAAAGCCCTGTGTTTCTAAATATATTATTACCACCAGCCTCGCTAAAAGTGTTGGTAATTCCACTTTGAGCATTTGCAATTAAATTATTTGCTTGTGTAATTGTATAATAATTGTTAAAGTTCTCATTTAATTGCTGATAATTACTATCAACAGTTTGTCCTAAATTATTAACTTGACTTGTTAAAATTGACACTTCACCATTCGCTTGATTAGCAATTACCTCCGCCCTTCTTACCTGATTTTCAATATCATTTACTGTATAATCGACAGTTGAATCAGCAATACTAGGAGCACTCAATATAATTTCCTCATAATCTGTATCAATTTTCAAAACAATACTATCAACTAATTGCCCTGCTTTATTTCTAAATTTTATTTTATCACCACGTTGTAAATAAGGCTTAAATGCAAATTCACTTATAAACGAACTATAACCAATTCCTTTAACTTGATCCAATATATTATTAACAAGTTCTTGCCTTTTTGCCATAGTATATGCGAATGGATTATCATTAATAATTAGATAATGTTCGCCATATTGCACAATTCCATCTTCCCAACGTGCCTGTACCTCTACACCTTGAACTTGACTCATGCCAAGTTGTACTATTGTTATTGGATGTGTGTCTCTTTTATCTTCAAGTTCAGTATAGTCTTCAATTACCTCGTTTGTTTCTTCATAAGTAAATATTTTTAATTTATCATCGCTATCAATAATTGCAAGCATCCCATTTATACTAGCAATAGCACTTATTACATCACCATAAACTTCATTATTAACAAATTGATTACTATCTACTATAAAGTCACCATTAACAAGTTCACTACTCTTACTTGATAATTCTATGCTAACATTTTGCAATATCTCATCGAGTACATCTTGCATAGTAATTTCGCCACTATCATAATCAAGTGAAGTCTGATAAGGGGTTGCAAATTTCAAACCATAATCCATTGCAACAACCCTAACAGTTTCATTTGTATCGCTATCATCAACTTCAGTTGTTATAAATGTACCAATTTTAAATGCTTCATTATTAACTTGCTTATAATATTCAAACTCTTTATTTTTAAAATCAATACTATTTTCAGTTTCGAATGATAAAGATTTTAAATTAAATGTACCAATAAAATTTTTATTATTAAATGCAGTTGCTGATAATTTACCTTTAATATCTATTGTCTGATTATCAATGGTTATAAATTCTCTATATGTTAGTGAATCACTATTGCAGTCATTCTTTACTGTCTGGCTAACTGCTATCATACTACATCACTGCTCTTTTCTAATGTCACAGTAAAATCATCAATTTCATAATTGTTAATATTTAATGCCCTATTGACAGTCAATTCAGGCTTTGAAACAATAAAATTTGCAGTCTTATATTGGCTATCATTAAAACTATAATATTCATAAGTGCCATCAACTAAATTTGATAAATAATTTGTTAAATCAGTATTGTCTAATCCTCCAAGTTCAATATAAATAATACAATCTTCATAGTTTGTTAAAATTTTTTTTCTTCTACCATTTGCAAATTGTATAACATTTATCTCATTCTTACCTTCTTTGATTGTATATCCACTTTCTAGAATTTTATTAAATTCAAAATTACCTTTCTTAATTAGATACATTATAAGCACCTCCAAATTGAGTTTGTAAATTTTTTCGAGCAGTAACTTTCTTTTGGTTTTCATAAACAACATCGCCATCAAGCAATAATTTATTTTCGTTTACAACAGTTGTTGTTCCAGTGGCAGTCATTATTTGATTAACAGTACCAGATGTTCCACTAAATGCCATTTTGCCAGTTTGAATATTAACTGCATTTTTCATTTTATCAAGAACATCATCACCAAATTGTCCAACATTCTTTAAAACATCATCTTCTTCATTTTTAAAACCAATATCAAAGCCTTCAAGCAACCATTCTCCATATTTCTTGGTTTCTTTTGATGGCGAATGTTCACCAAGTGCAGTTCTAAATCTTGATAACATATCACTTGCAAGACTTGTTATTGTTCCAAATGCTGCTCCTCGTTTGCTATTAATACCTGCATTGACACCATTTACAAGATTTTCACCAGCAGTTTGAGCATCAGCCTTTCCACTATTCAATTGTCCAACAATACCCATAACTAAATTTTGAGCAGTTTGATTTGCAACTGGTTGTCCTTGTGCAATACCATCAATATAGAGTTGTACATTACCATTTCCAGCATCCATAAATTCATATTTCTTGCCGTCAATTGCTTGCAATTGATTATTAAGCCCATCAATAGTCTTATTCAATTGTACTTGATTTTGATTATCTAAATCACGATTAGCCTTTTCATAATTTTCTTGGTTTTTTTGGTTCACCTTTTCAATTCTATCTTGTTCACTCTTAATAAAATCAGCACTATATTTATCTTGATTTGCCATCAGATCATCTAAATATTTTTGATTATTTTCAATTGACTCCTCATAAGTTTTTCTGTTATCTTCAACAGTTTTCCCTGTAAATTTAATAGTATCTTTATAAATATTTTCAAATGTTTCACGATTTCCAGTTTCAAGTGCTTCAAGTGCAGTATCATAATTGTAAATTATTTCTTGATTTTGTCTAAATAACTTACCCTCTTTTTCCAAAGTTCCTAATGTATCATCTAATTGTGTTGCATATTCATACCAACCATTATATAAATTTGTTAACTGGTCTTTTTGCTCGACTGTTAATGATGTTAAATCTATCGTACCATCATGAATACCAACCATCATTTTTTGTGCTTCTTCAGTTGTAATACCATATTGTTCTGCAATAAATTCTAATTGCTTATTGTATTCTTCTAAAGCAGTTTTATTTTTTTGAACAGCCTTACCATATTCTTCTTCTCTTTTTGTTTTCTCTTCAAGAGCTTTTTTGTATTCTTCCTCATGAGCCTCTAACAATAATTGATCTTTCTTTTTTTGTATAACTTCTTCAATACTTTCTTTTAATTCGCCATATTTTTGAATTTGCCCATCTACAATTTCAATCTCAATACCTAATGCCTGTGATAATTGATTTACAATAAATTGTGCTCTATCTTCATAACCCTCTTTAATTTTTCCATTTTCATCAACAATCAACTGTAACTCATGATATAAATCATCATAATGTTCAATTTCAGCCATTCCTTTTGATAGGAACTTTTCTCTACGGTCTGCAATATCTTCCATAGATTTGCTATATGCTTCCATTTCTTCCTGCATCTCTTTTAATTCTTTATCTGTGTTATCTGTTTCATTTGCCAATGTAATAAATAGTCCTATTAAAGCAGACAATGCAGTAATTACAAGCATTATAGGATTTGCATTCATAACAGCATTAAATATTTCCATTGCAGTACTAGCAACAGCAACAGCAGTCTTGTATGATATGAAAGCAGTAACAACAGCAATAATCACAGGTTTCAACTTATCTAAAATATCAAACACAGTCATAATTATATCAACAATTTTTGGTAAAAAATTACTAAATTCTTTGAATAAATTTTCTAATTTCTTCCCAATTTCTGTAATTATATCACTTATCCCACCAAAACCTTTTTTCTTCAAAACTTTGTCAAATTCGCTAATCATTGTTGCAATACCACGAGTAATAGCAGTTTTCATATTAGTTATTGATGTTTGAATACCACCTGTTGCATTTCGTGCTTGTTCCTTTAAAGACTTAAAACCAGCAACACCTTTCGTATCCATTTCCATAATTGTGTCGATAAACTTATCCATTGTTTCTTGGGTATTATCTCCCTGTCTCATCATTTCGCCAAGTTCATCAACAGTTAAACCCATTGCAGTTGCAATTTGTTTTAATTGTGCAGGCATTGCCATTTGGATTGTTCTCCACTCCATCATATCCATTTTACCTTTAGCATACGCCTGTGATAATTGTTCTAGTGCACTTGATTGAATTTGAGTATTTGCTCCACCAGCTAAAATAGCATCATTAACTGCCAAGAATAAATCTACACTCTTTTCAACATCACCATTTTTAGATGTAAACCTTTGAACTGCTAATGCACCATCATCTAATGCAGTTGGTATTCCTTTTAATCCCTCTGCCAACTTATCAATAGCTCTTTGACTTTCTTTTGCTCCAATTCCTAAATTGCTCATAACTTTAGGAAAGTTGTTCATTGTATCAAGTCTTTTAATTGCACCGTCTAAATTTTCATTGATAGTTGCAAAGGCAGTAGATATTAATTTTGTAATACCTAAACCAGCAATAATATTTTTAACTGATGCACCACCACTTTGTGTTTTTCGCTCAATATCATTTACACCTTTGTTAAAACCACTTGTATCTATTTTTGTGTTGTATGTTAAAGTTCCAGCAACAGCCATAAAATCACCTCTTTCTTATTTTAAAGCTTCGTATATTTTATCACGTCTAATTTTATCAGCAAGTTCAACACCTGTTAAAGGCAATTTATAATATTCTTTTAGTTCCAAAATGTCTTTATCATTACCTGTGTAAGTACGATAACCTTTTATTTTATTAAATTCACAGTCGTGAGGTAGTGTTAACCACATTGATTTGAATTTCCACCAATGAATATGATCTTTTGTCAAATCAACATTAAAATTTCTCTTAAATTCTCCCCAAACATATAAATCATCATACTTATATGAAAATGCTCTTATATTTTTCTTATTACCTTTTTTTTGGCTTAATTCATTTTCACTCTTACCGCATTGATAAAACCATAAAAATTTATCAACTGCCTCAAGCATTGTTTCTTTGTCTTGAATTTCAAAAAAAGCAGGATAAAAGGATTGTAAAGTTTCAACTATCACTTTATTTGTTCCCTCGTCCTGCATTCTCTCTTCAAATTCAATAAATATACGATAGTCCGTATTTATATAATATTTTTTGTTTTTTAAATAAACACTTTGAGGTAATTTGTAATACATTCCTCTCATCATATAATTTTATCTCCTATATTTATTATTAAATTTATTATATCTATTTCTATTGTTCTTGTAACCATTTATTCTATTTGTTGTTCTGTTAACTGGATTTAATATTATTCTAGCATATTCCTCGCATATAAAACTAAATACTTGCATTTGTACCTTTATATTCATTGGTTCATATCCATCTTTGCTTCTTTGTTCATTAATTTTATCAGCAGAACCATCACCTAATATTTTATCAATTAACTCAACAATATAGTTTTCATTTTCCTCTGCTTCTTTTTCAATTTCTTCTTGTTTTTTACTCATTATTTTTTCAGTTTCTTTTTCATTAATTTTAAATTTTAATCCAAAAATCATTAATTCTATATTATTATCTGTTTCTTTATAAGTTAATCCTCTCATCAAATTACCTCTCTATTATTTAATTAAACTGTTGCAGTAAAGGCTTTGGTGCTAGTATTGAATGTTCCATCAACAAAATCGCCAACACCTTTCAATGTACCATTAAATGTAATTTCTTCACCTGGATTTGCAACTTTTCCACTGATTGAAACAGTTTGAACTTGTTTTCTTGCTTTATAAGTATTTGCTGTTTCAGTTGGGTTCCATAATTCAACTATATAATGAATTACTTGTGCTTCAGCACCAGTCTTTCTATCTCTAAATATTCCATAGAAATATTCAGAAACTTCATCACCTTTTACTAAATCAGAAGTTATTGGAAATTCATCATTAAATCCAGTAACTTTTGTTGTTTTAGCTTTTTGATGAATATATTGTTTTTCACTTTCAGTTGGATTTGAATTTTCATCCATTTGAGTTATAACACCACCAAGAACTACATTTGGAGTTTGAGAAGTTCCAATATCAAAGTAGTGTGCCTCATCATAAGTCATAACATCTTGCATTAATATCATTCCTTTCTAATATCAAAATAAATTTGTAGTGAATATACACTTATTGTCCCATCTTCATTCTCTTCATAAGTAAGTGCATTTGCACAAGACACATTTTTAACAATTTTATTATCATCTAAAATTGGAAAATTTTTAATTTTATTTTGTTCAGCAAGCCAATCACTAAAATCATCAAGCCAATCAAGATTATTTAACCTTTGTTCATCAATCTCACTGTCACTCTTTAATAATAACATATATTGGTATTGTCTAAACCAGCCAGTATCAGTTATATATTTCAATGGTAAATTTTCAAACCCTGTTCTTTGTAGTGCGAGATTTCTTGTGTTATCAGTCAATCGTTCATTATGTATTTCTTCAATGATAGCAATATCATAAATTGGTTCATAAGTTTGTAACCATTCATTAATCTTATTATCCATTTAACCTCCCAAAATATTCGGTAGTTTCTCGCAAAATTCTGTCTCCTCTGTCGGCTACCATTCTCTCAAACGGTTTTGTACCTCTCAAACCAACTCTCTTATGTATTCTATGTGAGTATGCCTGTACTTCTGCATATTTTACATTAATCATAACATAACCCTTGCCATAAGTACCAGCGTTCGCAATAGATTTTTCTTGAGCACCAGTCTTTTTTGATACATATAATTCAAGATTTGTTCCAACAGTTTTATCTAAAAATAATTGCGTTTTATTTAAGTTATCATTAAAATGTTTCGTAAATACTTCATCATAATTTAACATAAAATTACCGACTTTTTGATTTTTAAATTTAACATTATGAAGAGCCATTATTTCGCTCCAATTTTCACATGGTTAATTTCTTTCAAACTATCATCTTTAAATTCATATACATCAATGCTAACAACTTGGTAACAATTTTCCTCACCATATTTCTTTCGCATTTCTGTCAATGGTGCAGATGTGATTTCATCATTGACACTACCTTTAACAATAACATCGCCTTTGCTAATAAAATAATCTTGTTTATATCTATCAATATCAAATATTCTAATTAATGCATTATCAACATTTGAAATTCCTAGCGTGTTTCTATTTCTTATCGATGTGTTTCTAAAACTAACATTGTTAACATTATACCTGTTCCAAATACCATTATTATTGTGGTAAATTGTTATTTCAGTTAATATTCCATTCATTATAAGCACCTAATCAATTCCTGAGGTAAACCATTCAAGATATCATTTTTTTCTTGTGCTTTTTCAATGCGTGATTTCTGATTAAAAGTTTTATGGACACCATCAATAATTATTGTACTTACATTATCTGATGTTTTAGTTTGTTGTAAATAATCTACCATCTGACATGCAACAAATTTAACTTGATTATTTATATCACTTTGTTCAAGCATTTCTTTGTTAATAACTTTATCAATTTCTCGACTTGCTTTTGGTATATAAGAATTAAAGAGGTCAAACGATAAAGCCCCTTGATAATAATTCTTATAATAATCAAAATCGGCATAATTTATCATTTAAACCTCTCCTCCTTAATTATTACCCTTTTTTTGTTTTTTGTTATTTTCACTTTTTACAGTTTCCTCAATAGTTTCAATAACTTCGAATTTGTCAGGGTATCCTTTCAATTTTTCAATTCTTGAAATATTATTAATATCAACTTCAATAATACTTCCATTATCTAAATTTTTAAATTTCATAATTACCTCCTACTATGCAGTTTTTGGTAAAATTTTAATTCCTCTTAATACACCTGCTTTGTTAGTGTTCTTTAATACAACACCAGCAACAAGTTCAACTTCACCATCTTTAACTGCTCCTGGAGCATTTAAATCAGGCATATATGTAGAAATTACCTTTGAACCAGTTGGAGATATTCCATGGAATCCATCACGTCCAATTGTTACAGCATAAATATCTGTACTTCCTTCTGCTTCGCTTGTTGGAGTAGAAGTAGGTATAATATCAACTGTAGCACTACCATTATAATATTTACCCATATCATACATAGGAATATCATTGTAGAACTCAACAACTCTTCCAAATTCATCTCTTTCTGATTTATGGTAACCTGCTCTACGTGCTGCGCTTCTCATTTTAGTTAACATTTTTTCATTCATTAAAAGCATTGATGGTTTACCATCTAATACACTCAAGAATGCATCAACTTCATCAAGTAAAGCATTATATCCACTATCCATTTTTGCAGATGTAGAAATGTCAACTTGAGATGTAATTTCATTTTGAGTTCCAGTTAATAATTTATCAAGTCCATCGAAAGTATTAATTACTCCACTACCACTTGAAGCCTTTGAACCATTAATAACTAAATTATTAAAATAATTTGAAGTTGCTTTGATTTTTTCTTCTGCTTGGAATGCAAGTTCATCAACTGCACCACTTGTTCCGATTAATACACGGTCAATTTGAAATTTACCACCCATTATAACAGCCTTTGAAGTCTTTTCAACTCTTTTTGCCTCTCCAGCAGTATATTCACTATTTATTGTTCTTACATTTGCTGTAGATGGCGTTTGTAATTGGATGTATCCATAAGTTAATGTACTTCCACCAGTTCCAGGTGAAATAGCATTATCAAATTGTAATTTGTCAAGCAATAAATTTGAACGTCTAAATGTATCAACTACATTTTGGTCAACTTTATCAGCCATACCAACTTTAGCTTCTGCTAATGTTATCATATTTCATCTCTCCTTTTATTTGTCATATTTCTCATGAAGTGCTCCTAACAATGTTGTAGGTTCACTCTTTGTTGTCTCTTTATGATCTCCACCTAAATCGACAGTTTTTGCCTGCTGTTCAATATTAAATAAATAACTATCACTCTGTTTTAACGCATTTATTTGTTCATCTAAACCTTTAATGCTATCATTCTCAACAGTTATCTTATCCATATCAAGCAAACCTTTGATAGCCTTCAAATTTTTAGCCTTTGAACTAATTAATGAATTTTCAATCAACAAATTTTTCTTTGTATCAAGTAGTTGCTTGTCACTTTCCTCTTTCATTGTTTTGTTTTTATTCTCCAACTCATCAATCTTGTTCTGCATTTCCTTAATATCAACTTTTTTAAGTTCTTTCAAATCTTTATCACGTTCAATAATTTGTTCTTTAAGGTTTTTATTTTCAGCCTCTGTAGTATCATACTTTTCGGCTTTCTCTTTATAATCTTTTACACCTTCGTGAAACTTATTCAAAATCGCATTTATTACTTCTTTATCAGTAATGCCTTTTTCTTCTAAAAATTCTCTAGTCATCATCAATTCCTCCTCTACGATTTTTTAACGACATTTTCTTGTCTGATTATAGAATTTTTACAAGTTAATAATAGCACATTTTTAATATAATGTCAAAATCAATTATAACCTGCATAAAATTCTCTGTCATAGTCTCTAATTAAACCTGTTTCATTTATAAAATCACGCATTCTTTGCCATGTATTATTTAAAACTTTCTTTGCTTGTGAAACATTAATATTTGTTTTTTGAGCAACAACAAGATTTTTCTTTGCATTTCTGATTGCTCTTTCCAACGCTCTTTGTTTCTGTGTAGCATCATAATATGATATTTCATCACCGTTATACATTACAGTTCTATTGTTTGCAAAATCTATTTCTGATTGTGTATACACATTGCCTTGTATATCAATATCAACTGGCTCTGCAATATGCTGACAATTATAATCGTGTGTTAAATATTCATATTTCTTCCATTCTTCATTTGTAAATACTTGCCCATTAATAACCTGGTGACTATCACGACAATTAGGCGTAATATTTAATTGCACACCATTTAATCCTAACTTTTCGCCAACATCTTTATAAATTTCACGATTGGTCTCATTAATTCTATATAATAAGTCTTGTCTAACAGTAGCCTCAATACTTCTATTTCTTCCGGCCTTATCAGTATAAGTTAGGCCACTCTCTGTAATTTCTTTCGCAACTCTTTTAAATGCGCCTTGAAAGTCCTCATCTGCTAATACAACATTACGATACATATTGCCCATAGCACTAACCATTTTATCTTGTACATCGAATGAAATTTCTTTTGATAATTTTCTCAAATTATTATCTGTTAATTTAATATTATTATTTATAATTTTTTTTTGCTTTCTTCCAACATTAAATTCATCATATTTTCTTTCAACTTCATCAATCACATTTTCTTCAAATAATTTATTCAATGCCTTTCGTCTTTTAGTATTCATTTTTGTTGTTTCTTTTAATGCTTCTTTATAAATCTTTCTACCTTCATTTTTAATTGCTCTTCTAAATTCAATCCTACTCATACTCTCGATGTTCTCATATTTTTGCAAATTTGTAATAATAAGAGCAAGCAAATCAGTTTCTAATTCTTCATATAAATTTAAAACTTTATTATCATAAATATTTTTGTCTGTCATTTTGCCTCCTTTACAAAAAGCACCTTAAAAGTGCTATTCTGTATCATCTTCATCAGTTGTTGGAATATCGCCAATACTTTGTTCATCTTCAATTTCTTGCAATTCTTTCAATGCTTCTTCTTCTGTCATCCCATATACTTTCATTAAATATCTTTTCTTTGAAATATAACCACTGTCAACATCTTCTTTTAATCTTTCACGAGTACTTTCTTCATCTTCCAAAAACCCATCAACATCAGGAATATCAATATCTTGTGTTTCATCGATAGAAGCATCCCCAAGCATTTTTTCAGTTAATAATAACGCTTTGCATAATTTAATTAAATATTCAACAATCGAGTTTCTGTTTTTGTTTCCATTATTTACAAAATCTTGTCTTGATAAAACAGCCTCTGTAGCAGTTGTTAAATTCCCATTTTCGAAAGAATAATAATGTGTTCCATAACCAGCTTTAAATGATAAATTGTCAAGAGCAAATTGAATACCATCTTTATTGTCACCAACTCTTAAATCTGGATTATATTCATAAATATATGGCTTATCTTCTGCATTATCCATAATGCCATTACCCATTTCGGTAAATAATTGTTTTTGAATTTCGCTAGGATAAACAACTCTTTGTCTTGTTTTAACTTCACCATTCTCATCTGTATATTCTTCATTTACAATACGAGTTAATTTTTTATTGATAACTAATATTTTTTGCCCAATTTTAAAATCCATACCAAAATTATTATATGTTAAGTCGAGTATTTTCAATTGGTCAATACTATCACCAAATAAAGCCATTCCTAAGCCATTTGTATTATCATATACATTTTCTTTTTCTAATTTACCAATAGAAAATAATGGCTGTTGCGACAATGTGTTATAAGTTTCTTTTACACCTTCAAAAATAATTTCACTGCCATCTTGTTTATTAAAATATTTGTTTGTAACTTGATAGCCTTTATCATTTAAAATATGTATTTCTAAATAAACAATATTGACTTGTTCGTTATCAATTATTCTTGTCTGTTCACTAACAAACGCACAATCAATTATCTCACCATCTTCAATTCTTAATGGAATAATTTGATTTGCCTTTAAATTAATAATTTGTCTTTTAGTTTTATTTGTTTTCTTCAAATAAGCATTTTCATCATCGCCAATAACTTCAGCATTCTTAATATGAATTAAACTTCCAACAGTTCCAGTATAACCCATAATTTCAATTGCTTTAGGAAGTTTCTTAAATAATTTTGTTTCAATAATAAGCTCTTGCAATTTATTATCATTTTTGCTTGCTTTAATTTCATAAGGTTCACTTGTTAAGATGCTTGATAAATCTTCACAAATCCTTTTTGCCATGCCAAGCGAATACATAGGATAATCATTCCCATCTGTCTCCTTAACTTTAAGCCACTTTGCATTTCCTTTCCAAATATTAATCCATTGTTCAATAACATCATAATAACTTGTACTAATGTTGCTATAACCTATTTCTTCCAAATATTTTAATGCTATATCCATACACTAACCTCCAATTCTTAATAGTTGCTTGTACCATCTTTCAACCCCATAATGGTATGCATCTAAAATATCAATGTCAGAAGTACCATCGTCTAGCCATCTGTCGTCATCAGCCTCTTCATCTTGTGTTGCTTCTTGAAATGCCTTGACAATTTCTTCTGTTTCATTCTTAACAAATTTTATTCTGTCTTGCATAAATAAAATACCACTTAAATGTATTCTGCTTGGTATTTCTATCTTAATGCTTCCATAAATTGGAATTGATAGCCCATTCCTTATAAGTGCCTTCCTTAAAAATTCTATAAGTTCAGGCTCTGCATTATCGCAAAAAACACCTTCAATACTACCCCATTTTTTCAAAACATATTTAATATGTTCAATAAAACCTTTTTCAAGCCTTGCTAAAATTTCACCAACACCAAGTGTATCACCTACACTAATTCCATTTTCAGTGCAATCAACTTCATCACTTCGTAAAACATCAACATAATCAAAAGTCCTTGATATTCTTTGACTGCAAAATGCATGAGCCGAGCCATTTTTACCAAAGTCAACTCCTGTTGTTATAAATCCACTACGAGCAACATCTTCCATATACCTTGCTTTATTGTTTGCAATTTCACCAAACAGTATTCCAGCACTTGCAATTCTCATTCCTAAAATATCTCGTTTATACCAAATACTATTTTTATTATATGTTGACAATACCTTTTTTAGTTTTTCATTACTTATTGATAAATTATTAAATATATTAAAATGCCCATAATTATATCCATAATTTTTAATTTTTGATGATTGCTCTTCGTGGAAACTTAAAAAATCAGTATAATACCAATGAGATGGTGGCTTCGGGTTAAGGTCGTGAAATATTTTACGATTTTCACTCGATAAAGTTCTATCCATTACTTCATTTAAAAATGTTGGATGACATTCGTTCGCCTCTGTTATATAAGCCATCCCGTAAGTATTACCTTTAATACTTATATAATCATTCGACTTTGCTCCACCAGCAAATAAAATAACTCGTTCGCCATTTAAAGTATTAACATATAAACACTCTTTATTCTTATATTTGCCTTCGTGACATCTACCATAAAAATAATTCATTATTCCATATCCATCACAATCAATAACATTTAATTTTGCATTTGCTATCGAACTTCCAGCAACTAAATGAAGTTTATTCTTATGTGTTTCAATCGCTATACAAAATGCAAGTGAATTAATAACATTCTTGCCACCACGTTTACCACCTTCAGCAATATTCAACCAACATTCTTGTGCTCTTTTAATGTATTCAGTGGAATGTTCATCAAACGGAGCATAATTATTCATCAATATTTTCCTCTGTTCTTACTGCTTGAGGGTTATTTAATAATGTAGCAATATTTAATATTTGAGCATTAATTGTATTACTATCTCCAATATCAGGCAATTTTTCTTTTTGCCCAAGATGTTGTTTTCCTAACCAAATTTGCATTGTAACATTACCTTTTTCAGCACTCTTCATTTGCCATCTTCGTAGTGCAATTTTCCCTTTGCTGCATTTCTTTTTGTAAACGTCCGAAAATGTTTCATTATATACATCTTTGCACCATGATTCAAGAGTGTCTTCACTAACATTAAAAAATTCTGCAATTTCTGTTAAAGTACACCATAAATTACATAACTTTTCAAATTCATCTTTGTTAATCTTATCTTTTGCAGGTGTATGTCCTTTTAACATATAACACCTCCTTTTTTATTTATATGAATTTCTGCTTTTCCTCTCAACTTCATCTCTTAAAGCAATGTTTGTCTTAAAATCTCCAGTTAAGAAAGTAACATCTGTAAGTCCATCTGATTTAGCACCTCTTGCTGATACACAAGCATGATTTGCAACAATGTTTACATATACATCTCTACTACCAGTTGCTATTGATATACATTCAGCAATATCTCCTGCTAATTTTTCTTGTAGTTGAAGTCTTTTACAACATAAATCAACTATTCTCGGAATTTTGCTTAATCCAATTACTTTATATTTGCCATTTTCAACTTGTACAGGCAAATATGCAACAATTACATTTATATCATACATTAATGCTAAATGATGTTCACAATGACTAAATACATTTTTTACTTCTTTAACTACTAACGAGTCATTACTAACTTCAAAAATTTTGTTATATTTTTCTGCTATCTCTTGATTGGTATAATTATTACCCTCAAGTAATTCTTTCCAATATCCCATTACTCGTCTCGGTGTTTCTTTTAATCCTTCACGATTAACATCTTCACCAAAAGATTCAAGCAATAATTTTACTGCTTCAATACATTTTTCTTCATCAAATTTATTCATATTAAACTCCTCTTTCTTCTGGATTCCAAATTATTTTATGTAATTGTATCTGTACTCTTATTTTAGATGTATTAATACCCTTTTTATGTAATTCTTTTAAAAAATTAACTAATTCGCTTGGCTCAATTTCCCCAAATATAGGACTTAAATATATATATGATTTTATATCATTATTCTTTAACAATTCTTCTATATCATTAAAATCTTCTTTATTACATACTATTTTTAACACGTCATTTGCTCGTAATAAAGAGATATTTCTTTTAATCATATATTTTATCATTCCACTGCTTTTTGTCTTAAAATCAACCGTTAAAATAAGATTTTTAGATATATATTTTTCAATATCTACTGCTCCATTTGTCTCAATATTAACTTTATAACCGTTTTCTATTAAATTATCTATTAATTTTTCTATATTTTTATGTATTAATGGCTCACCACCAGTTAAAGTAATATTCTTATAACCTATTTTTTTTACTTTAGATAATATCTCATCAATTGTCATTTCGTTTCCGTCTGATATTTTTAATGAATATTCCGTATCACAATATCTACATCTTAAATTACAGCCTGCTAATCTAATAAATGTAGCAAGTTCTCCAGTTCTTAATCCTTCACCATCAATACTCCCAAATATTTCATTTACAACTAAACTATCTTTCATATATAGCAATATTACCTTCACTTTCTTGTACCGACACTTTATAGCAAGTATCTCCAATTTCATCACATATCCATTTTGCCATATTTTCTGCAGTAGGGTTAAAATCTACCACATCATTCAAATATTGGTGGTCTAATTTATCACTAATTTTATTTTTTATATGTTTAAAATCAATTATCATACCATTTTGATTCAGTGTCTCACTTTTACAATAAACTATAACAATCCAGTTATGTCCGTGTAAATTTTTACACTTACTTTCATAATCTAATTTTAAATTATGTGCTCCTGCTATTTCCATTCTTTTACTTACATAATACATATATCTCTTCCTCCTAAAAATATTTTATAGTCCATTTTCTGCATACTTCTGAAACTTTAACCACTGTCTATAGTTATGAAAATCAATATCTTTTACAGTTCTTTTTTCTTTTGAGTGATATTTTTTTATCTTTTTACCATTAAATTGATGTACAATACCAAACCTTGAGCCTGCTAACCAAGTTGTACTATCAACAGAATAAAATTTTAATTTCTGTAAGTTGTCCATTGAAGTAAAACCTAGTCCGTGTACTTTACAATTATTCTTTCTTGCTATATCAAGTAGTTTTGGAATATATTTATACTCACTCTTTTTTATCTCTTTTATTGCAAATCCACCTAACGCTATATAATCATAATTTTTTGTAAGTTCTTTCCAGACTTCAAGTCCTCTTTGTCTATGCCAGACCGGAATACATTTTTTATTTGTTTTTTCTTCTATATATTTTGTGTATTCTTTTACTTTTTCATAACCTACAAGTACATCAATATCAAGTTCAAAAAAATTTTCAATATCATACTTATTTATAAAATTAACATACTTATCTATGTAATTATACCAATTTATTTCTTTTTTATCTTTTTTATTATTCATAAAAGTAAAGGCTCCACTATCTAATAAAAATGAGTCACATTTTTTTATTATTGGTATCTCCCAGTCTTTTAGATAATAAAAACTTTCAAGAATATATTTTGGTTGCTCTTCTGATATTATTTTTTGAGATGAAGCAATTCCAGCCAAAAATATTTTCACTGTCTATACTCATCTTTCATTTCAAAAATTTCCTCACAACAAGGGCATTTTATCATCTCAATTTTTTCTTCTTCTTTTTTTTCTTCTTCTTTATCTTCAAAAAAATCATCCAAATTTATATCATCAATTTTTTCAAAACCAAAATCTTGCATATCTATATTTAGTATACTATCTAATTCCTCGTTTAAAATATCTATATCAAAACCACTATTCATAGTTAGTTTGTTATGTGCTAATGTATATGCTCTTCGTTCTTCATCACTTAAATGGTCAAGCCTAATACATTCAACTTCTTTATATCCTAATTGCTTTAATGCCTCAAGTCTTCCATGCCCCTCGATAATAATATTTTCCTTACCCCAAATACCAATAGGATCATTCATTCCAAATTGTTCTATTGATTTTTTGATTTGTTCAATTTGTTCTTGTGGGTGTAATTTTGCATTTTTTTCATAGGGCTTTAAATCATCAATTTTAATCTTTACAATTTCCATTATTCTTCCTCATCTTTTCTATCATCTTTTTTTACTTGAAAATAGTCTTTAACTTCTTTTCCTGCTTCAACATAACCTTTACTTTGTAACTCTTCATATCTAAATCTGTCTGCAGTATATACATCGCCAACTTCATAAGTTTTCATATTGTCTTTACTATCATTAAAACTTTGAATTACATTTCCAGTTAATTTGTAACTTCTCATATTAATCCCTCCTTTATAATTAAATTATACTATAATTTTGAATTATAAGCAAATATACTAATTGTTAAGATACACCCATATTAAATCTCTTTTCCATTCAGCAAATTTAAACGAATAAATAACATCTTTAACATTACGCATATACTTTATTTTTTCTTTTAATTCATAACAAGAAAAAGACATTAAAGCACGCTTATAGCGACACCTTAATGCCTTTTTGTGTAGTGAAAAATCTTTATATGTCCAATTTTTATCAATATTTAATAAAATCATATTTTGCCTCTTGAAAGCATGAGCAAGAACAAGCCTAATTATATTCTTGCTCATAATTTTTAAAAGAATAAAAAGGGGTTGTAAGTAGTATCCCACTTACAAATTAATTATACCATAATTTAATTAAAATTTCAATACTTATATTTTCATTATTTTTCATCCTTTAATTTAAATGTTTTAGTTATGTTTACACAACTTAATAATCTTATTTTTTTTATATGCGATTTTCTAAATCTAACATTATTTTCTCTAATATCATTGCCAATAAAATAATAATTTTTTTTATCTAATCTGTTCGTAGTCTTCATATAATCATTAGTTGAATATAAATAACCTTTAAATGTATCATTGTCGAATAAAACAACTTCAACAAGTTTATTCAAATATTTATTTTCAAAATCACTTCTTGTCATTGTTACTCTCCTTTAATTCTTTTAGTTTATCTAAAACTTTAAATTGGTCTACCCATTGGCAACCATCACTTGTATTATAATAAATTGAATTTTCTTTTATATATTTTTCTAATTCATTTATTATATTATTTAATCTCTGTACTTCTGCGTAATTCATTGCATTACTTATTAATAATTCATCATCGTTTACATTTTGAAATATTCGTTTATTTTCTTGCTTCAGTTTTTCATTTTCTTTTTCTAATTGTTCAACTTTTTGTTGTAAATTAGTTATGTAATTTTCCAATTGATAATAGGCTTCTTTTGCTATATCATTCATATTATTAGGAAATAAATCTAATTTTTCTTTTATTTCTTCACTCATATTTACTTATTCCTCCTTAATACCAACTAATTTAATTTCATCAAACAATCCTATACTTTCATTTTCATACATATCTTTCATGAATTTTAGCCAATCATTATCCCAAAATTCTTTTAAATCTTCATCAGTTATCATAATATCAGTATCAAACTCTGCTTCTAAGATTGCTATCTTTTTCATTTATTCATCACCTATCTTATATTCCATACAACTAAATTGTTCTTTTGTAACAACACTTTGTATATTTTCTTCCTTGTATTTTAATAATAAACCACATACTAATTCATTATTTTCTTTATGTAAAACAGGGCACCCATTAACATAATCTCCTATTTCTATTAAATCTATTATATTTGGACTTGATTTTAAAACAATATCATCAACATCTTCTTTATTTAAATCGTGCCCTTCTGGATACATATAATGTAAACTTCTATCCAATTCATAATAAATATCATATTCTCTAATTATTTTTCTTATACCTTCATCAGTTCTAATATAATCTCCAACTTTCATATTTAATCACTTACCTTTTCTACTAAATTTTTCCAAGTATAACCATACCATACATTTTCAAATCCTTTGAATGTAATTTTACTTTTATACTTACTATAACTATCTTTTATTGATATTCCATTTTTCTTATCGTTTATAATATTTAAAACATCTTGTTCATTTAATTTAACATTAGGATTATATATTCCTTTATGCTCTGCACTAACACCTATTTTTAATCCTGTATTATATGCGTGTTGTATATTATATTGTTGATTACACCATTCAAGATTTTCTACATAATTATTTTTAGGATTCCCGTCTTTATGGTTAATAATCTTATAATTGTTTGGATTTGGTAAATAAGTTAATGCTACTAATCTATGTATAAAATAAAATTTTTGTTTCTTATCTTTAGTCAAACCAATTTTATAATAACCTTTATTATCTGGTTTAGGTTTTAATATTTTACCTTTTATAATTCTATAGCTATTATTGTTTTTAACTTTTTTATCAAATGACCTTATATTTCCATAAGTATCTATTTCATATAAATCTTCATATTCTGGTATTGGTAGCCAGTTTTCAAATGGTTGTTCAATCATCAACTTTCACCACCAAATCTGCTTTTATTAAGTCATATAATGTATCTAATATATCAATAGCATTTACTTGTATTGTTCTATCATTCCATACATAAATATCTTCTTGATAATATTTATAAGGTTTATATATTTTAACCATAGCCCAACCATCAGGAAAATCACCTTTATATTTAAATCCATATTTTTCTAATTCTTTTAAATCTACATTATCTTTTATCTTTAGCATTAAAAATCCCTATACCTTTCACAACTATTACTGTTAAAATTTATTTTTTTGCATTTTTCATATTGTCTTAAAATTATGCACATATTTATAAACATTGCTATAATAAAGAATGCTATAAACCATATTATTGTATATATTTTATTCATAATTAATTTACCTACTTTAAATTATTTACTTTATTTATTATTTCTATTAATTCATTTATATCAACCGTTTTCACACTATCATCGCTTTCAATAATATCTTGTGTTATTAAATCTCCATTTTTATTTAATATTGCTATTTCTACTAATTTACTTTCCCAATAATTTTCGTATGGATTAGGTTTATCGCTCATAAATATTTTCTTCCATTTATCAATTGCATAATGATTTTCTGTATAACTGCCATAACCATTAAATGCACTCAATGTATACCCATTTTCAAATGTTATCCAAAAATGTCCTCCTTCTGTTCTTAAATTCATAATTAATTTACTTCACTTTCTAAATCAAATATATTTTGTTGTACTTGAATATTGGAAAGCATCAATTCTTTTGCTTTATTACAAAAATCCTTTTTAATTTCAAAACCATAACATGACCTATTTAATTCTGCACATGCTCTTAATGTAGAGCAACTTCCTGCGACTGGGTCTATTACCACATCACCCTCATCAGTAAATATCTCTATTAATCTTTTTAAAACTGATATAGGCTTTTGTGTTGGATGTATTTTAGGATATATCTTAGAATTATCCCTTTTCCATTCAAACCAGTTAAATATCATTTTGTGGTTATTATTAAATTTAGGTAACTTGTCGCGATATAGTACAACTGCATACTCTGTTGCTCCTACAATTTTCATATTAGCCTTTAGAACTTGTGATGAATAGTTTTTAATAAATACTAATGGATAAGCATGATTGAATCCATATTTTTTTCCATATTCGATAACCATCTGCATTTGTTCAAAGGCACAGAATACTATCATCGCAGGTGCTTTTCCTTTTTCCTTTGGTTCTTTAATCAACATGTGGTTACAAAAATGCATAAATTCTGCTATTCTAAAATCATTATCCGTATCAAAAAATGATTTACCAGCAAACTCACTTTCGCCATTTTTATTATCTCCATCAACATACCATTGAGGATTACTTGCATAAGCATTATTTCCTAAATTATAAGGTATATCTGCTATTACTAATTGAGCCTTAGGAATACCATATACTTTATAATTTTGAAAATGATCGTTAAATAATTCAACTTTAATTTTTTTCATTTATTTCACCCTCTCAATAACTAAATCATCATTAGTTAATTTCTTAATATTTGCTATCTCTCGTAACTTTCTATTAGCCATCCATTTATTTTCAAAAATATGTGCCTCATCAAATTTCCAGTGAAATTGCCCTTTAAATGGCGTTGATTTGTAATATGTGTTGTTCTTTTTATTTTTTATTTTATATTTCATAATTAATCTCCTAATTTTTTATTCTTTCTTTTACAATGTTCATATCTTCTTTTTAAATGTTCTATTACAGTTAAATGTTTTATATTATATTTTTCATTTCTAAAAATATATCTTTTGCAAAAATCACAAAAGCCTTTCTCCTTGCCTGGAAAAATATATATTGTATGTCCACAAGTTGTACATCTATATTGATTTTCACTCATTTGACTTTTTCTTTTATCATCAGCCTCCTGCTCTTTAAGATATCCCATTTAATTCAACTCCTTTTTTTCATAAATATTATTTAGTTTTTTTTAAACCATTATTTTTACAATAAATATTAATATTATTAATTCCTTTGACAATTATATGGACTGTTTTGTTTTTCTGTTATAATTATCAACAATTTCATCAATAGCCTTTTCAAATATAATCTTCTAAAATAATATCAGTAAATCCTTGTTCTCCATCA